GGGACCTCGCTAACCTTATAGTCTAAAACAGAGCTCCTGGGGTAAATCACCCCATGATTCCACGATAGACCATAAACAGCTGAGGCGAGAACAACTGTAGGTGCAAAACCTGACCAAGCCACAGAAGTGTGATTGTTCGGGACATAGCACCTCAGGTATCTTATCCCATGCCGCCAGCGTGTGAGCCAGCGCTCCTGTTCATCGTGAATGACTATGTCGCCGAGGTCCTGAGGACCCCGACAACTCTGTATCTCAAGGGGTAACCCCCTGAGTAACAGTCGCCACGCAGGATAGAGTGAGTGAAAACGGAAACCTTCAGAAGAAGATCTCCGTAATCCATTCATCAAGGAGATGACCTTAAAGGGCTGGTCGGGGTCGTCCTTCAAAAAGTAAGGTCTTACAGCCTTACCATTGAAGAAGTCACCGCCACAGCTCTCTCGAAAGTAACCGTCAGCGAAAGTCTTACGTTCGTTGACAGTAAATCCGAAGAAGGTCAAAGCTGAGATAACGGCCTTTGAAGTATCAGAGGGGCAAATGATGTCGTCGCCATAAGCGAAAACATCGACCCCTATAACACTGTGCTGAGAGGCGCAGTGCGTGATACAAAGAAACAATAAAGTTTCTAATTCAAAGGTGAAACCGTTTCCCATAGACGAAAACTTCTCTAGAAGATGCCAATGGCCCTTAAAGAGAGTCTTCTTGGATCGAAGAGAATCCAAAACTTCGAACCAGCGTCTGGGGAGCAGAAGCTTGACAAGGTTTCTGCAAACGGTATCGCTCGCACTAGATAAGTCAATGGTACAGAGGCTGCCGTCTTTAGACGACAGCTGTGCAAGAGCACGATGCTTCCTCTGACCATTCTGTAGGTCAATACCTGCAGCGAGGAGACGACGTCTTATCAAGCCGCCATAGGCGAGTTGGTAAAACACGTTGATACTAGGTTCAATGGCTATGCCACGGAACTTCGTACAGTCCTTAGGAACCGTTGTAAAACGGTTACCTTGGACAAACTCCGGGGACTTTCCGTTACATGCAACTGCGGTTGCCCACAGCGTGCCACTCCATGGAAAAAGGAATGGCCATGCGTCGGATGTCAAGGTAGGTCTAGATGACATCTTGTCGGGTATCAAAGTAAGACAACCCTTATCGCCATAAGTCGCGCCGGGACCAAACCGACCTTGCAAAAGGTCGGGACAGGGGCCCAGGATACCTTCTATAACTTTACGACACTTCCTAACAAAGGAAGTGACGCCATCTAGACTTGAGGAGTCGTAACCTAACGAATCCTCAAGAAGTGGATATAGAAGGCGATTCGCGCGCAAACAACTACGTTCGGAAGTAATAAACCCTTCTTCAGCAACGACCTTACGGTCAATTGTTGTAGGGAGGGGTTCATACTTACGGAGGATGTTCGTCGCCTGGGAATCAACCCAGAAAGACTCACTATCCAAGTAGTTGTCGGGATCAATAGCTAAAGTGGCTAGCTGATCCCATTCCCCATACCTTATCAGTATCTCAACTGTTAAAGAGCGGGGACTGGCTAGGTCAGACAGAACCTGTGTGACCGATTTCTGCACAAGTCGTGACAGAGTTTTCACGGACGTTCCTAAGTTAGGAGACGAAGATCACGTTACGTCGGCGCATAGCCCGTGGCAACGGTACCGATGATAGACGAGTCGCTGAGCAGATGGAAAATCTGCGCAGCGGCTTCGTTCATATCAGCGGTGCTCATGTCTTGCGGGATTGCGAACGACGCCGTGAAGGACGCCTTCGAACGAACGGAAGTCAGTGAAGTCGACGTATCGGTGTACACGGAAGGAAAACCACCCGCGATATCGATACGGCGAACATCCCCCGCTGCGTTCCAACGCGAAGTAACAGTGAACGTGGGCTTTTGGCCCGCGGTACCTGTTGCCGAGTTGGAACGCCAGACGGCGGGACTCTTGTCGCCACCGGAAGCAGAGACCAACGACCAGATAATGTCCGTGGTGTTGTCGTACTTCTTGACCGTAATATTGGCCGCTGCACTCATGAGGAGTGACTCCTGGTAGGGGCTAAAGAAAGACTCTTAACCCTTTAGCGTTTGCAACAACAGCGAAATTGCTGTCGCGCCCCTTGTCGGACTAAACCCTTTAAAAGGTTTAAAAGACAAGGTTGGACCCGTAATTCCATACCTCCGACGACAAGAGATAACTTGGACAAGAACATTTCGAGAAGAATTGTTCGAACTGTCAGCGCTATCCTCGATCGAAAGAAAATCGAAACGAGTCCCTGCGGAGAAAGTGGTGGTGTAAGAGTCTTCGAGAGAGAGGCCAACAAAGTCAGTACAGGCGCCAAGCACCTGACCAACATTGGAAAACCAATCAACGACGAAGCTAAACGGTACCGCTTCCCACGCGACAGATAGGGGATTCACAAACCCTAGCTGATTTGCTAGAAGAGCATTAGGATTACTCATACGATAATTAGCCACCATCTTAACGGTAACCTTACCCTGCCCGTAGTTTCTAACTACGTGCTCGGTAACGCTTCCGATGATGTCAACATAACTGTCAGGATGAGTAAAATTTGTACTACTGCTCGACTTAAATCTTCGCGCACCGAGATCAATGCGTTGGATAGCTCCAATGCTTGTTCCGATGTCTTGCACTAACGGGACCCAGCCGAAATGAAGTTCGAGCCATATATCAGCAGCTTGTTTAGAGCGCTTCTTTATGGCACCGATCTTCCGGCTCGATACACCAGTTACACCAAGCTTGCGAAGAGCGCCAGAAATGTCACCCTTACGAACAGCCTTGTAAGCAGAAGTCAAAGCGACTGCATGCTTAGCTATAGTGTCAAAATTCCCCTGCATTTCAAGGAGATTATTGGCACCTTGGGCGGTATCGCGGACGCCATTTGTGAATTTTTCATATGACTTGTTAGTCATATGATCAATATCACTCTGGTCGACAACTACAGGAAACTGGTAAACAGAATCAAGGGCTCCCGAGGGAGTCGGAGGATTAATATCGTAGTTTTCAAAACGCCAAACAGAGGTACTAAGAAATTTCGGATGCACATAAGGTTTGTGATCAGAAGTATCCCAGAATCTCTCAGTGGCGCTATTGACTGCGTTATTGGTCCCCCAATGAGTCTCCAGTAACTTGTATTTAGTCATGGATTAACCCAATCGTAAGAAAAGGGCAATGAACCCGGTAGCAAGCCGGCCATGACATGGTACTAACCTTCGTTAGTACTCAGCCAGTTGATAAGATCATTAATGATCTCGATGAAAATGCCCAAAATGAGCAAAAGTTCAGAATGGGACATATCATCGACGCTTATAAAAGCGATAATCAAAGAGGCCATGTTAGCATATACAGCACACGCAACCGTGCTGGGGTCGAGGAGACCTGACGTAGCATCGTCTTATGCGGGAAGAACTTCCCAGTCGGGAGAGGTATAAA